GCTAGCGGCTTCATGACCTTGATGGCCGAAGTAATAGAAGAGACTGGGTCCATTTGCTTGTTCGTGGTGTAAGAAACTATGGCAGCTGTGAAAGCAGCCAGCACAGAAGACAAACCTAAGAAAGAGGGCGTCTCGCTCTGAGTTTGGTACAAAACTTCCTCATCACCGTCTAACATATCTTCGGGTTTTCCATGGGGAAAATATATGGCGGTGATGGCACCCTGCAGGAACTTATATAAAATAGCTAATGCGGGTACACTAATGGCGGCAATGGCCAAGTACTTAAGGGTCGGTTTAATAGAGTCCACGATGAAAGATACGCTCACAGTCGCGAAGGATTCGCGGCAGAGAACAAATATCTTCCTGACGAGCAGACAAAAACAAACACCTATAGCAAGGTAACCTATCAATCGGGCTGCCGTGACGGCGGGGGATTTCAACAGGTTGGTGGCACCAGCAGTCATGCTGGTGAGCAAAGTAGAGAATTGGGCCATCACAGCTCGAGTGTCCTCCGCGACGGAAGCACTGTTCGCTGTTAAAGTATCCATCGCGGCCTTGGCGTCCTCTGTAATAGAGGCAGCGGTTGGAACCGTCGCAGATGTCACTTCAGCCAGTTGGCGTATAGAGTCCAATGTCTGGGTTATGCTAGGGTTAAGTGCAGTAAAACTCTCAGCTGCTTCGGATACATTTTCCAATGTTGCGCCCACGCCGGGCATAGATTGGACTGCACCTTGCAACTCGAGAGTTACGTTGTCACTAATGGTTTGAAATGCGGCCTGGATGTCTCCAGTCTCTAGAATGTTGTTTCGCATACTTAGAAGACTTTCAAGCAAATCTTGGTCGATATCTTCCCGGAGTGGGTCGATGAGTTCGTCCAAAACTTTGGCAAGAGCGCGCTTGCGCTCAGAAACGGGTTTGGGAGCCGCAATTTCGGGTTGACCCAACAATCTGGCTATCAAGCCCTCCGAAGAGGAAGTGACACTCACAGAATGTGGGTGGTTCATTGTACAGGCACCACAATAGTTTGTGAGCCCTACAAAAGGCATGTAAGTTTTACAGCCTAAACATTGAATCGTGTTCATAGTCTGCTTAACATTCGCACAATGCAAACAAACAAAACCGTGAATAGATCCATAAAATGGCGTGAAAGCGAAACACTTGTCGTAGCTGTAAGGCCACGTAGGGTGTTCACTCTCGGAATAATTAATTGCCTCTGACTCGTGGTCAG